TATAATAAGGTTTACGATTATTTATCAAACCCAGTCAAGGGCTTCAGATACGGTTGGAAATTGTTTAACAAATAACTTCTTACAATCATTTGCAATATCCATATGTTCCTTCTGTGTTCCATGTGCAGAACGTAGATTGATATAATGTATCCATGAACGACATGAACCAGTCATATAGATTCTAGTAGGAGTAGCAAGAGGCAATACAAACCTTGCACATTCTTTTGCAACACCAACTTCAAGCATCTGATTATATAAAGAGAAAGCAGAACTGAATAATGTATTCATCTGCCTATTAAACTTTTCAACTACCTCTGGTTCTAAGTCATTAATACTATTCTGTCTATTCTTATCGTCTTGTCTACGTAATTCAGGAAGATCAATCGTTTCTAAAAGTTTAGCATCAGCATATCTTTGAGAAAATTCTTGATATGTAAAAGATCTATGACGTAAT